ATTGATCCATGGTTTCTTTTTGTTATAGGTTAAAGGGAAAAATGCCCCACCAAACTTCGGTGGGGCTAGGCACTACAGGGGAGGAACTACAATGAAACTATTAAGCGAAATCGACTGCTGCTGATACGCCACCACCACCAAGACGCTCACCTTCTTCTAGCTTTTGGATATTACCTAAGCCACAAGCGATGCCTTTTGCACCTTCGACATTGTAGGGGTAGAACTCAATTGCAACACGACCATAGCAACCCGAATACAATTCATCTGGATCCAAAATTGCATTCATATCAGCGTCAACAACGCCTGGTTTCTTAGAAGAGTTTGCATTAATAAACATGCAACCAGCGTACTCTGGCTCTTCTTTTTCTAAATCACCATCACGCAAACCGCCTTTGAGCAACTTAGGAACGGAGCCACCGAAGAAAGCGGCTGAGTTAGCTTTAGCTGTTTCAAATGCTGTATTGATTTTGGCGATGGTTTCTTTATCTGTTTTAGGGATAAGAATTGCTACACCATATTTACCAACGGTGCCATCTTCTTTTACTTGTGGTTGAAATGCATATACATAAGACAAACGCACTTTACCAGTTACTACACGAGGGTTCTTTGTTGCCATTTTACTGTTTTCCTTATTTACTGTTTCTTGATTAGATTTGAACGGCACTAATCTTTACCGTACTGTCAAGAGTATACCACAGTTTCCTATAGTGTACCCTAAAAACATAATTGCTGGCCCAACATTGCCTTTGAAATACTGATCAATTGCAACACCTAAGTATATCATAGTTGAAATAATAATTAACGGTGTGCTCATTCTGCAAAGTCCTCAATTGAACTATCGGGAACTAACTTAGGTGCAGAGTCTGGACGCACAATTAAATCTTTTAGAATATTTTCTATTTGACCTTTTTTACCAAGCTTAACAATTTGCGGTACAGACTTGGGTTTGTGTTCATACAAGTCATTTTTATTAAAACCATTTTCAACAAGCACAGTTTCAGCCAAACTAAAATCTGTGATTTTACGGTGTCCTTTTGGAACGACAAGTTTAAATCCGATTGGTACAACATTCTCTTCAATAGCTTTCTGAGTTACATATGTCTCAATGTCATTGACATAAGATTTTAATTGAGATACTTTAGAAAATACTAAACGGATCTCTTCATCGTCTAGTAATGGGGCTGGACGGAAATCGAGCTTAGCTATTTCGTCGACGAAGTCCGAGCGCGCTTTGCACGTGGCTTTGGCGCGGCAGAACTGGCACCAGTCGCCTGGGAGGAAGTCGCCCGTACCTGTCCACGCTTTTTTGGCTTTGGGTTTGACGAAGTAGTTTGCCCAGTCGATGAGCTTGGCGACGGACGTGCCATCGCTGCTAATAGAGTCGAGTCTTGGCTGGTGGATCGTGTAGATGACTTCTTTGATGTCTGGGTATTCTTCTTTGAACTTGGCATACGCACCAAGGGCGTAGAGGCGTAGTTGCGTATTGTCGATCGCTGAGACGGGAACGCCCCGACCGAATTTGAGGTCAATGACCCGAATGGAGTACTTAGAAAGTACAACCACATCGGCCGTACCAAAGCCATCAGGCACCCACTCAGAAAAGTCCACACGCTGTTCAAACAATGGCTTATCGTGTTCACCAATTTGACTGCGGACGTAAACGACGTAGTTGTCGACATACTCTTCGAGTTCATCGTTGTAGTATTCACTTTCTTTAACCTTCTGTACTTCGTCGTCATATTCTTCTTGTCCTATCTGGTTTAATTGGAAACGCAATTTTACTTCAGCTAATGTATGGGCAAGTGTGCCCTCAGCGGAATGGTCAAATGACCCCGGTGCTTTCTTTTGTTCTGGGAGAGTTGCTTCTAAGCGGGCACTTGGTGTGCAGGATAGCCACCGTTTTGAGCCCGAAGCTGAGAGTAATGCGTGTGCCGTCATTCTGATTTCCTTGTTTTCTGTTTTACTGAGTATATCTACTTATGCAAACTTTACCATAAAAAAATCATAGTTTGGTTTCACCATGTGATAAATATTTAATGGCTAATGTAAGTGATTGAATTGAATCACCTAATTGTCCTAAAGCGGAATTGCAAGCCCTACATAAAACACCTCTAATTTTTCCAGTTTTATGACAATGATCTACACAAGTGTTATATTTATTTGTAAATTGTTTTTTGCAAAGGGCGCAACTATTATTTTGATTTTTAATCATTTGTTGTTTTTGGGTTAAAGAAATACCATACTTTTTATAGTGATATTTTTCCCAATTTGTATTACTAAACAAGTTTGCACACTTTTTGCAATCGGCTCTTTTACCGTTTTTTCCAAGTTTTTGATTATAAAATTCAGATAGTGGCTTTTCAATGCCACATTTTGAGCACTTCTTCATTGATACCCCTTAATGGTTTATTGGTGGACTAGCTAGTGATTAAGGCACTAGCAAGGGAGCTACCCGATTCGTCCGTTGATGATTTTACTACTCTTTTGCTTCTCGTAACTGTTTGATTAGATTATTAATCTCGCCAGCAAAGTCAATTTTGATATCTTGTTTGATCTCAGCTTTCAATTCTCGGGTTTCTTTGTAGGTATCTTGGAACTGACCACGAACCGCAATTTCGACCATTCTAGAGTTAAATGCCTTATTGTTGACATTCTCGATCATCAGTTTTTCCCAATAGGCTTGGGAGTGCACTAATGCCATATCTAAGGCATCTTTAAATTCTGGATACTTCTTTTCCCAGCCCTTCGCTACATCATTAGTAATACCAATGTCAGCAAAAATCATCTTCTTGCTGGAGCCGAGTTTACCCATCTCAATCATGCGATCGCACATTTCGGGTTTGAAAGTATATTTTTTAACTGCCACACTTCCACCTTTTCAACGCTGCAGCTTTGCGTGTTGGCTTGCCGTTCTCATCTTTCATGGGTCCAGGCATGCCAGACATGCGGGCACAGAATGATTTCTTGCGTGGTCCGCCTTCTGGTTGTGGTGCTTTTAAATTGGAGCCAGTTTCTCTATTGTATTTGGCGCGACCTTTAGCTGTCAGTCCAGCACCTTGCGATACTGGTAGCTTTTCGCCACGACCAATAGATAGGGATGGGCCTTTCTTTTTAGTAGCCATTATTTTTTCTTTGCAGTTTTAGCTGATTCAACAAATGCTTGTTTTGTTGGAGCACCTTTGGTGCCTGGTTTGCGCATCTTCTCGCCAGAGCCAGCTTTTATGCGTTCTCTTTTTGCGTTGATGTTGGCATAGAGTCCGGGTTTGGTTGCCATAATATCTCCTTGGAATTAGGTTAGGTTTCCGAGCGTTTCACAACGAGTCGTACTCCCTATATCTACTTATGCAAGAAACGCTTGATTTTCGCCCAAAGGCTAGGTTTCTTTGCTTTCTCTTGTGCAATATGCTCTTTAAGCAATGTGATTACACCAATCTCCACCAACTTACCAGTTGTAAACTGATTTAAATCTAAATTGTAAGTCGCTGATCCGTCATCATGATCCATAGCATGGGTCATCGTGAACTGGATATCGTTACCGTCCAAAAGGTATGCTGGCAAGCAATTTTTCTCTTTGCTCTTCAAGTTCTTCGAGCGTGGGGATGCCTTTGTTGAAGATCTCGTCCCAGTTTTTGTCGAACTGTTCTTGGTTTTTGGGTTGGATTTGTTTATCACCTTTTCCTCCATCATGGGTTGTCATTTGGGTTCCTTCGCTTTTTTAATCTTAAATGCTTCTCTTAATTCATGAGAGTGTAACTTCTTGCCAGGCTTTTTAACTTCACCAGCCGCTTTAGCTACCTTAGCAGCTTTTTCACGATCAGCAAATTTGCCGTTTGACAATAAAAAACCACGCTTGTCTTTCTTTACGCCGGCTTTCTTTTCAATCTCTTCGTGCGAGTACGCTGGCGTGTCTTTAATGACCTTACCAGACTTAGTTTTAATTGCGGGTTCTACTACTTTAATTTTAGTTGCCATTATTTATTCCATAAAAGTATTAACACAAGTCCAATGATTGCTACGTATCCTATGATTGTCATTCTGTAATTCCGTGGGCGCGTTCAATGGCGCGGGCGAACTCTAGTAACCTAGGATTGTATGAGTAAAATTCACGCATTATTTCTTTTATTTGTTCTTCGCTCAACGGGTACTCACCAGCGTGTAGCTTGTCTTCTGTGGTGAAGGTGGTCATAGCTTTTTTCCTTCTAGCAATTTGAGCATGTCTTTGTAGACTTCTTTAAATATTGCACCAAATAACATTATAAAACAAAAAGGAATATACCAAATTGGCAGTGTGATCGCCATCAAAGCAGCTAATAGTTTTTTCATTTTTCTTGTGCCTTTCTTAGTATTGCTCTAGCAAATGCAATGTTTTGTTCACCTGTGTCAGTTTCCATTCCACTCCAAATTTCAATTATTTCCTCATCTGTTAATGTCTTTGATTTCAACGCCTCAATTTCAGCTTGTTGCTGGCGTACAAAGTCTGCATATTGCTGAAATGGTTTGCCTTTTCCATCGCCCTGTATCCAATAAATGTTTTCCAA